CGTCCTGATGAAGACTTGCCTCGGGATACACCCGCTACAGACTGACCAGAACGATGGTTTCGCGACACTTCCACCGACTCATCTGGGAATCTATGCGGGAAAGCATCTTTCATTCGTGAATCTAACGCATCATAGTAATCATTACTAGAGGGGTCAAACCCTTCTTCCTGCACTAATTTCTTGTGTAATCCAAACGCCGCAAACGTCATTGCGTCGTCTGTGCCAAACCATTCGTTTTTTGAAGCCCAATCTTCTGCCTTGGGATCTGGGGCAGCTTGAGTGGGAGCCGGAACGTATTGTTGCTGCTCTTCTTGCTGCTGCACGTATGCCTGCTGCTGGGCAGCTTGAGCTTCTCGTTGCGCTTTGGCTTGCGCGTGCTTGTCCGCAGCAATGCTTAGTTGAGCAATCCGCTCTTGCGCCGACATTTGACGATCTACATCACCTGTTTCGATTGCGCTTTTAAGCTCTTCTTTTGCCCTAGTTTGCTCAGAAACAACACGATGACCGTATTCTGCCAGATAATTCTGGTCCAGATTTTGAAGTCGTTGCTTTACGTTCGTGTTTTCACTTTGCACCGTTTGTGCGTAGCGAAGTGCTTCTTCTCTTTCGCGCTCCGCCTCTTTTGCTCGCTTAGTAAGCTGGTTTATACGTTTTTGAACACTTTGACTGTACTTTTCATGTTCGTCATCGCTTTCAGCCTGCGCAACTTGTTCTTCCGTTGCCTCCGCCTGCGCGGGGGCTTCGATCTCTACTTCTTGCGCTTCTTCATCAAAATCTAAATCCACTTGGCCGTCATCGGCCTCATGGGCAGCTTTTCCTTCACTCATCTGCATGTCCCTCAGTTATGGTGTAAATCATCAGGGTCAAGAATTGTGGCTAGAATCTCATCATCGTTGAGAATTCTAACCTCGCTACCAAACCTAGCAGCGTCTTCGTCATTCAAACGAAACCGTGAGCCAGCGTAGCGAGCAAAAATTACCCACTGCTTCTCTTGGCACCACGCCCCGTTTGGAAATCTTTTGCCGTCGTATGCATCAGGACCCAGACGAAGCACCAACCCTACGTTTGTTTGGATTGCATCTTCTTCTAATGTCTTGGTGTTAAGAATAATACCGCCTTTACTACGCGTTCTGCCTTTGAAAGGCAGCAGTAATACGCGCCAGCCAGTAGGCTGGGGTAATCTGTCTATGATTGCGGCGTCTATTAGGGTGGGATCAAGTACGCGCTCCTCTTCAGGAACGTATGCTTTGGAAATATCCAAAGGCTTTGTCGCATCAGTCATCAAATGATTCCTGTCTTTCTAGCATTTCAGAAAGTTCCACAAGCATGTAATCGCAAGAGCGAATCTCGCCCATACACTCTCTGTAATGTTCCATGTCTTTTATCCCGCCTTCCGACAAAATTGCCGTAATTTGGGCCTTGCGATCTAGCAGCGTCTTACGAACAAACTGCACAATATCGATACCGTCCAATCAAGTATCCTCAATGTCTGACGATATCGGATATTCTCGCTTCTTTATCGCAAGAAATCAAACGCCCTATGCACTTGTGAAGCGTGATCCCCGCTCTGCTGCGCCCATGCCTCGTTTCTTACCGGTGGTCACCTTAGCAAACATCGTATCCGGAGTCGGTTCTTCGATGGTTTGTGCGTAAGGAATACTGCCTTGGCCTTGTATTTCGGCTTTGCCTACAGGCTTGGGCGGCTCTTTGATCGGCCCACCCATGATTTTTACTCTGCTCATACATCACCTCGTTGTTGTTTCAATAGTTCACGCTGCATGCCTGCGTCGATGCGAGCAGCGGTTTGGTTTTCTTGACTCTGCAAGCGTTGTTGGAACTGTGCTTCGCGCTGCGCAAGTTTCTGGCGATCTAGCTCCAGTTCTTGCTGCTCCATCGCCATGTCGTTCTGCTCTTGCTGAGACTTTAATTGCAACTCTTGTTGCTTGAGTTGTATCAAAGGATCTGGGCCTTGCTGCGGCTGACCCGCTTGCTGGACCTGCTGACCAAGCTGAACCACTTGTTGCATGATTGTAGCTACATTTTGCGCGACCAAAGATTGGTACTGCTCGTTATCCGCAGGATTGACCATCGCAACGTTTGGATTTTGCTGCATGAAGACCTGCTCTGCTTGCTCCTCCGCCATCAACTGCACGTGATTCAAGATGTGTTTCTGAATAGCGGCGACAACCTGCGGTAGCGAGGAGGCTATACCCCCCGTTACAAAAATCAGGTGCGCTTGTATGTGCGCCATGTGGTTTTGGCCACGGAACGCCTGCAAGGCAACATTATTCAATGCATCCATGTTTTCTTGCGCAGGGTCCTTCGGCGCGATGTCTCCGGGCGTATCTGCCCGCAAGATCATGTCGGCGTTCTTGACGCCCAATGCGTCATATACTCGTCGGTAAACTTCTGGGATGTTATGTATCTCAGGAGCCTGCATGGCCATCTGTAGCTCAGTCTGAGCCAAAGCAATTCGCTGACTTTGAGAAAAGATATTCGGGTCAGAAACAGGCAGTACGTCTACCCTTTCATCAAAGTCGTCAGCTTTGACCGTTGCTTCTGCGCCCGGCACCTCATACGGGTAAACCGGAGGCAAGCTCTCGGACATGACACGCGCCAAGATCTTGAATTCTATTTTCATGGCGTAGTGCAATCGCTTATGCACGGCGCTCATTACACGCGTGCCTTGCTCAATCATAGCGATAGTCGTACCAACGGCAGCGTTTGGGTTGGCATCACCTACTTTCATGTCAGTGATAGTGGCAAACCGTTGCCCTGCGTCCACCACAAAGCCCAGTAGCTGGAAAAGCGTGCCGTCTGGGCCTTTGAACGGCAGTGGCATCAAACTGTCTCTGATCGTCCCTCCGGGCGCGTCAACGTCTCTAAATTCACCGGGTTGTAGGGGCGAATCGTCGTCCCTGATCCGCAGGCCGCGTGCCTTGAAACCCGCAGGCAGGTTAGAAAGCGTTCCTGCATCGATCAATTGACGTAGTGCAGCAGTCGCGGTGCGTGATAAACCACCTATGGTATGGATCAAACCGAGGCCGTAGAAGCCAAATCCGGGCAAAAACTTGTAATGCACAAAGTACTGAATCTTGTTCGTGAGAGGATCTTCTTCCTCATAGTTACGCCGAATCGACAATACTTTGCTGTTTTCTTCGCTGATTGTGACGATATAGGGCACCTTTATGCCGGTTTCTTCACCTTCTTCGTCGGTGTTTTCGTAGCCGGGTAAGTCCAGATCCGCATGAAACTCAAGCAAAGTGCAGTCATAATCGATATTTGACGCACTCATACCGTCAATATAGTCCGTTTCTTTAGAAATACTGTCCGTGTTGGGCTGAGAAGGCAGCACAGGGACGTCACGATAAAATCCGCCAACTTGCTGTTTGCGCAGATCGTTCATCGATATACGGACCACGTGTGCAATACACGGGCAAGTTTGTAAGTCCGATGTCTCGTAAGGCACCACCAAGTGCTCTGCTGGCACAAACTTACTGACAGGACGACCCAATGCATCGTCAAAGTAGACTTTCTTAAAAGTGCTGCCTGCCAAAGGCAAATTAAACAGCATCTGATCAAACTCTGGGGTGTATTCCTCCATCACGTTAGTGATGTAGTAATTCATAAAGTTTTTTACCCGCGCGGCTTGTTCTGCTTTTGCAGTGGTCGGCGTGCCCAGCACTGCTGTTCTAACCGGCCCATCCGCAGGCAATAGCTCATTGAAGGCTTGGGCTTGGAACTGCACTGCCGCTTCAGCAAGTAAGGGGTGCGTGACACCGGTAGCGCCTCTGAAAGGCTCTGTACGCTCTTCGTAGTTGAAACCTAATAGCTCTAGGCCGTCAGAGTATGCCTCTTCCCAGTCGTGTCTGGAGGCCCTGTTGGCGCTGTATTGGTCCATTAGGTCGTTGGCAACTTCAGCCAACTCTGATTCGTCCATGAACTCAGCAAGGTTATCGAAAAAGTCGTCTTCACGATCTTTGTTTCGCAGCGGGTCAAAGTCAAAAGTGACACCACCATCTTCGTCCTGCGTGATCTCAACGCCTTCAATGCTCATCGCTGCATTGGTTTCAAGCCCGCTCGGTAGCGCCTCCACCTCTACCGCCAGAACATTTTCCTCGTCGAGGTTCATACCTTCTCTGTCCATCAACGAGACAGGTGGTCTATCGCCGTTTGCCATAATTTTTTCCTACATGCCTACGTTTATGCCAGAGGCTAATTCACCCAGAGGGCCTAAGCCCTGCTGTCTACGACGCGCGTTAATTTCTCTGAGTTGTTCAACAGTGAATCCATACTGAGCCGCTATCGCTTCTTCGCCCTGTTGACTTAGGTATATGTTCATGGCGTTTTGTTGTGCGGCATTTTGCGCAGCGTAGTAGTCCTCGACGGGTCCGTATTGTGCTTCCCATGCTTCTAATTGCCTACGATACAAAGTTGCGGGTCCAATACCGCCGCTCCCTCGAACGGGCGGAGGTTCTGGGTAAAACCGAGTGCCGGAACTGACTGTGCTGGCACCGGTCCCAGTTGCACTGCCCGTGCTTTGAGTTGTGTCGTCGGTCATCACCGCGTCAGTATCCGGCGCTTGGTAGTCTTCTACCGGTCCATACATGCGCTCGTAATTAGCAAGCGCCTCGGCAAACTCTAACCGGCCATAGCTGCCTGTAGAGTAATTTTCAGACTGCGGAGGAGGCGGTGCATCAGAAGGAGTGCGGGGCCGTGCAAAATCTAAACTTAAAAACGGCATCGCACCGGCAGCTTGGGGTCGATAGATTGGCATCTGATATTGACCCTCGACCGCGTCAGCAAACGGATCACCCGTAGCGGCAATGTTCATACCCTGTGTAGTGGCATAGCCTCCGGTTTGCGGGGTGATATCGTCCGCAATGTCAAAGTCTACCGTTTGACCAGACAGCATTACTGGGTCAGGTAGCTGGGGTGTCTCCGCTATGGGTGGCGGGGTAAACATCGGAGCCGTGGAAACCGTTACCTTAGTTGGTTCCGGCGGTGTGTATACCGCTGGAGGTAAATCCGGATCAGGAGGCAGCATGGGCGGCGGGGTTACCGGCTCGAAGCCCGGAGGCTGTACTTCATCTATCACAGGCGGAGGACGCTGCTTCATTGGCGGCGGTGAAGGAAGAGGGTCTTGTATTATCGGCGGCAACGGTTCAGGAACCGGAGCAGGGGCGACTACAAGCGGGTCCGGTTGAGGAACCGGTGTAGGTGCTGGAGTAA